CGGGGCGGCGCCGCGGCCTGGCGACCGGCCGAGGTCGGGGCGGGCGGGGCCTGCTCGACGGCCGCGCCCGCGGGCAGCGCCCGGCGGGTGGCGAGCTCGGCGAGGCGCAGCACCACCGCGGAGGCGGCAGCGATCTCGGCGGCGCGGAGCACCGGCGGCTTGGACCGGCCGGGGAGCATCGGCACCCCGATCGCCTGGATGTTGCGGGCGAGGACACCCGTGAAGCCGTGGTAGGCGGCGAGAATGTGGTCGCGGATCAGGACGGCGTTCGACATGCCCCCGGTATAGACCATGTCCTATCGCGGGTCAACTAACTTTTTTCCGCGCGCTATCGGATCGACGCGAGCAGGTCCGCGCCGCCCTTGCCGAGCATCGTCACCATGCGCGGGGCGGCCTGCTCGTCTCCGGAGAGGTACAGGTGCGCCCAGACCCGGGCATCCATCCGATCGAGCTTGACCGTCTCGGTGACGATCACCCCGCTCGGCAGCGTCTTCTCCACCCGAGCGACCTGCTCGTCCTTGTCCCGGCTCGGATCGAAGGCGTGGAGCTGGGCCTCGAGGGGCTGCCAGCGCTCGGGCCGGCCGACGTGGTGACACAGGCCGAGCTCGTACGCCTGGGCCATGACGGCGAGCCGGGCCCCGGCGCCGCCCCTGGCCCGGACCGCGACGAACGGGATCGGCAGGTACGGCTGGCGCTTCTCGATCAGGCTGCGCACGAACGTGTTGATCGCCGCCTCGATCATCTCTCCGCCGTAGTTGACCTCGCCGACGATCGCGTCGGCCCCCCAATACAGCGCGGCCTCGTAGATGATCCGCGGCCAGGCGTAGGCGGTGTGGTGCCCCGACAGGTCCTCGAGGGCGTACTCGTGCCCGTCGCGCCCGCGGCCCACGACGACGATCCCGAACTCGGCCGCGTCCTCCGAGCTCGAGCCGGCAGGGTCGGCGGCGACGCAGATCGTCTCGAGGCCGAGGACCCGGCGCAGCCAGGAGTACGCGGACTCGCCGGGCAGCACGGGCTCGTCGGGCTCGAGCCGGCAGTTGTTGAGCAGCTCGAAGGGGAACATGGTCCTGGGGTTGCCGGCGAGCAGCTCTCCGAGCACCTCCTGCCGGCCGAGGCGCGTCACCATCTTCGCCCGCTGCAGCGCGATCCACTTGGCCGCCTGGTTCGCGGCGTTGTCGAGCGACGACCCACGCACGATCCGGACCTCGCCCTTGGTCGCCCGGTCGTGCAGATCGAACATCGCTTTGACCGGCAGCGGCGTCGTCGTGTAGAGCGCCCGCGCCAGGCCCTTGCGGAGCGCCTGCTCGATGTTGTCGAGCGCGCTGCCTCCCTCGTTCTTCGGCTGGCGGAAGAACGCGACCTCGTCGGCCCACACCCACCCGATGTTCGGCCCGCGCAGCGTCTCGGGCTTCTCGGCGGTGAAGTAGTATGCGCGCATCCCGTTCGGCCACAGGAGCATCTTTTTCGACGGGTAGAACTTCGGTTTGAACCACGGCGGCGAGCAGGCCAGGATCCCCGACTGCCCCTCGATCATCGTGGCGATCGCGTCGTGGGCCGTGCGCGCGACCAGGGCGATGATCGGCGCGCCCTCCGACAGCGGCGGCCTGCCGAAGCCGCACGCCTCGGGGTGCTCGGCGACCCAGCGCGTTGCCTGCCCGCCGACCCGCGTCTTGCCCCACCCGCGCCCGGCCTGGATCAGCGTGATCAACTCGGAGCCCGGCCGCCAGATCTGCTCAGGGCGGGCCCAGAACTCCCACAGCCACGGCAGACGGGCCTTCACCTCCGCTGGCAGGCCGCGCAGCCACTCGGCGCGCTGGCCCGGCTCGAGCTTGGCGAGCTCGGCGATCTGCGGCGACAGCTTCGCCCGGACGTGGCATTCGGCACCACTAGCGGGGCGCGTCACCCGGCCCCCGCGGGCGCGCCCTGCTTGGATGCGACGACGAACGCCTCGAGCTCGCCGACCATGCCGCGGGCCCGGGTCAGTAGCGCCTCGGCGTCCTCGGCCGGCGGGCGGGCCTCAGCGCGCGTACGGCGGATCTCGCGGTCGTACTTCGTGATCTGCCCTTCGAGGCTGGTCTTGACCGCCTCGAGGCCGGCGACCTGCTTCTGCAGCGCCTCGATCTCCCGCTCGCGCTCGCGGAGCAGCTTGCCGGCCTCCTCGGCGGCGAGCTGGCGCCGCACGACCGGCGCCTTGCCGGGGGCGTGCGGCCAGGAGCAGACCGAGCACGCCTCGCCCTGCTCGTCGGCGACGAAGGTCCACCGGGGCGCGCCACACATCGGGCACGGGGCTGCGCCGCCGCCGGCGTCGAGCCTCGCGGCGAGGGCCTCGAGGTCGTTGCCGGTCGCGGGCCCTGGGGCGTGCGGGGTGTAGGCCGTCTGGACCACGCCGCCCTTTTCGCCGGCGACGAGCGTCACGCCGACCCCGCCACCCAGGTGCATCAGCACGAAGTTGACGAGGTCGAGCGGGCACAGCTCGCCCTCGCGGCGCACCGGCATGCGCGCCTGCTCGGCGATCCTCGCCTCGTCGGGGACGCCCTTGAGGAACCCGTCGAGCGCCGCGGCGCCGCCGGCCTCGATCACCGCGCGCAGCTTGACCGCCCACTCGTTCGCGAAGATCCGCGCGGTGCGCTCGCGCGAGTAGTTCGTCGACCGCAGGCCGTCGCGGGCCTCAGCCTCGATCGAGCGAGCAACGGCGGCGTGTTCCTCGGCGACCTGGCCGCGCAGCGCGGGCGCCAGCTTCGCGCGGCTGTCACCGGCGCGCTCGAGCACGCGGCCGGCGAGGCGGCGGGCGGCCTCGAAGCGGCCGGCGGCGAGCTGCGCCCGCGCGGCCTCGATCGTCCGCGCGTCGTAGTCGTCGGCGGTCGGGTCGGCGGTGTCGGCGTCGTACTGCAGGAGCACAGCGCGGCGCGTGACCTGGCCGTGTCGATCGGCGAGGTCGGCCGCCTTCTCGAGCGGGCGCCCCGCGCCCGTGGGTGTGGTGGGTTCGGCCGCAGGGGCGGCGACGGTGGTGCTGGGGTCAGGGACGAACTTCGGCATCGGTGGTCGCATCCTCGCCGACGTCGGTCGGCTGGTCGAGGCAGATGGGCAAGAAGAACACGTGGGTCTCGCAGAAGTGCCGCCAGGCGTCGACCGCGGGGAACACCCGGCCCTCGGACGGCCCGGCGACGCGGGCCCGGCTGTGGTAGGCGAGCCCGCCCATGCGCGCCTCGGCGCCGGCCGGGACGAGCAGCAGATCGAACCCGGCGATCCGCGACTTCTTGTCGCCCGCCGGCCATCGCTCGACGGTGGCGAGGAAGTGGACGGCGTCGCGGTCGAGGTCGAGCGTCACCTCGATCAGCCGCGTCGCCAGCATGCCGCGCGAGACGAGCGCCCGGATCTGCGCCGGCCGACCATGCGCGATCTCGTCGATGACCGCCGGCGCGCTGGCCTCGTAGAGTGCGAGGGTCTGCAGGCCGGTCAACATGCCTCGGCCTCCTCGTCGCCTTCGTCCTCGTCGTCGCTTCCGTCGCTCGTCGGAGCCTTGGCCTCAAGCCCCTCGGGCTGCTGCTCGCCGACGTAGATGCCCTCGCCGATCGACATGCTGTACACCCGGATCCAGCGCTGCTCGCCGGTGTCGAGGCGTCGCACGAACACGAGCGTCTCGCGCTCGCGCTCGACGTACTGCCCCTCGTCGTTGTGGGTGGCGAGCGCGACCTCAGCCGCGCTTTCGGCGTCGCGGGCGTGAACCTCCCAGGAGTCGGCGTCGTCGCCGACCTCGTGATAGTCGTGAACCCACACGCGCCAGCGCGGCGCGCAGGTGTGCTTGCTGCCGAAGTGCAGCTCGTCGCACTTCTCGCAGCGGTTCACAGCACCCTCTCAAGCTCGCGCTCGGCCTCGGCGCGGTACTGTTCGCGGCGGTCGAGGCTGTCCTCCTCGCGCGCGCTGCCGAGGTGGTCGAGGGCGCGGCGGATGCCGGCCTCGAGCTCGCGCACCCGGGCGTTCGTGCCGGCGGCCGCGCGCAGGGCGACGACGGCCTCAGCGTCGGCCCGCTCGAGCAGCAGCGGCGCGGCGCCCTTGATCTCGGCGACGACGTCGGCGGGCAGGGTGAACTTCTCGCCGTGCGCTTCGTAGACCTCGTCGAGCGTCGAGCGCCGCTGCCCGAGCCGCCGGGCGATCAGTTCGGCGAGGGTGGCGTCGTCGAACACCTTGATCGTCTTCTCACTCACGCTGCCTCGCTTTCGCCGCGGAGAACCCACGCGGTCTGGGTGATGCACATGCCCCCGCGGTGGCGGTAGGCGACCTGGGAGGCGACGCCCGCCTCGCAGACGAACGGCGCCTCGGTGGTGCTCTCGAACGGCTCTCCGCAGCAGGGGCACCCGCCCGTCGCCCGCTTCGTGAGCGCGCCCCTGACTGTCGTCGGGTGAGCGCCGAACGCCCGCGCGACGCGGCTGTAGCTCCAGCCGTGCGGCTCGGCGACCAGCTCGGCCCAAGCGGCGTGGCGCGCCGCGGTCGCGGCTTTGAACTGGCGCTCTAACGCGTCGTTGAACGAGACGCGGTGCAGGCGGGCGTGCTTGAGCAGCACGCGGCGCGCAAGCACGTTGGGCCTTCTTGCGGTCGATGAGCTCCCGCTCCTCGGCGGCGCCGACGTCGGCGACGGGCCGCTCATCGTCCGCTCCTGTCTGCCGGGACACACCGGCCCTGTTCGTGGATCAGCACCGGCGGCGTCCAGGTGTCGGGCGGGTCGTCGGCGAAGTGGTGGTAGAGGTCGCACGCCGCGGCGGTCGCCAGGGCGACGGCGGCGTAGTTGATCAGCGAGCGCACGGCTCGCCAGAAGTCGCGGGACAGCTTCATCGGCGGGTTCTCCTGTTCTTGCGGGTGCGGGACGACGCCCGCTCGATGCGGGCGGCGACCTCGCGCTTGGGCTCGGTCTTGAGGTGCTGCTCCTTCGCCTTCTTGACCGCCGCGATCTCGGCCGGGCGGTAGAAGATCGGCGAGCTGCGGTGCGGGCCCTGCCACCAGCTCGGCCCGATGCCGACCGAACGCCAGCGGGCCAGGGTGGCGGGCACGACCCCGAGGCGCACCGCGGCCTCGGCGATCGTCATGGTGTAGCCGGCGGGCGCCTCGGCGCGACGGCCAAGGCCGGGGGGCTCGAAGCGAGGCATCAGGCGTCGTCCTCCTCGGCGAACTTGACGCCCGTCTCCTGCAGGGCGACCGCGAACCGCTCGCCGCACCGGCGCTCGATGTCGCGGCGGCGCGCGGCCGGCGTGTCGAACGACCTGTCGCGGTGGTCAGGCTCGGCCCCGTGCAGGACGCAGGGGACGCCGGGCAGGCAGGACTCGCAGCCGGGGGTCTTGCCGCGCTTCATGCCACCAGGCTCCACCCGACGTGGGTCGCGTCGGCCTTCGGGGTCGGCGCGCAGGCGGCGACGGCGTCGATCTCGGCGGCCATGGTGATCGGGTCGGACGGGTTGCTGACCTCGTAGATCTGCATGTCAATACTCCGTCGTACAGAGGAACCCGCGGCCCTCGCGCTTGCACCACTCCGCCGCCGTCAACGTCGTCGCCTCGGGCGATCCCTCTTCGATCTGGATCTTGAGCTGCTTGTCGTCCGGGATCTGGATCGGCTCGTCGTCGCCTACGTCGTCGTCGCCGCGCTTCAGCCCCGTCTGCTCCTCCAGCAACTTCCAGGCGTCCTCGGCATCGTGGGCGATGAAGGTATCGGGGCCGATCTCGAACACGTGCAGCGGCCTATCGGCCGCGCTCTCCTGCGTCTGTTGTGCGTCCATCACGGGGAAGATTGATCAGGGGTTATGCCCGGCGCAAGTCCCCCGCCGCTGTTTTCCACTGCGGCGGCGGCCACCGCGGCGCCGATCGTCTGCTCGAGCAGCGCGAGCAGGTCCTCGTCGCTCATGTGTTCGGGGCCTGCGGCTGCGGCCTCCTGGTCGGGGATGTCAGACCCGATCACAGATCGCGCGTGGCCCGAGCCGCCTCCGAACCGCAGCGGCAGGTACTTCACGCCGAGCTCGGGATCGTTCCTCGCGGCGCGCGCGAGCGTCTTGACGACGCCGCGCTTGTGGTTGGCCGTCGCCTTCCGCACCCGCAGGTAGAGCTGCCCGCGCCAGTCGAGCGGCACCTCGCCGCCCTCGGTCTGCGCAAGACGGGCGTTCGCCTCGCCGAGCCGCATCCACTTCGAGAACAGCGACCCGCTGACCCCGGACGCGGCGGCGGCGTCCATCTGCGGCAGGCCGTCCTCCTCGATCGACCGCACGATCTCGGCGATGAGGTCCTCGGGCGGCTCGTGCGTCGGATCCCACGAGTTCAGCCACGACCGCCCCGCCGCCGGCGCCGATCCTTCGGCCGACCGCTTCGCGGCAGCCGCGGCCGCACCGGATAGCGATCCCGTGCGCGTGGGCGGTTGTGGCGGACGCGGGGCCATGGTGAGCGCGTCGTCGGCTTGTGGATCGGTGCGCGGGGCGCGGTCAACGGGCGGCCGGCGGTGACATCACTGATGCCATCTATGATGGTCGGCGCGGGGTGGCGGTCGGAGAGGCGGGCGCGTCGTCGGTCGCCATGACAGATCGATCTGTGATGGTCGGTCGCCGCTCGTCCCCGACGTCGGAGCTCACCCGCTCCCGGGCCGCCGCTAGGAGCTGCTCGCAGACGGGGCGCAAGGGCTCCGACCTCGGGTCGTCGGTGCCGTAGAAGGCTAGGACGAACAGGGGGATGCCGAGGGCGTGGGCGATGTCCTCCATCGTCGGAAGGCTCGGGATCCGCTCGCCGCGGGTGAGGGCGCCCAGGTACGAGGTCGACAGGCCGGCCCCGCGGGCGACCCGGGCCGGGGTCGCGCCGGTGGCGGCGAGGACATGTCTGATCGCCCGGGCGACGTCCATCTGTGATGGTCGGCGGGTGGTCATCGGGTCCTCGTCTCCCGGGCGAGGTCGGCGGCCCAGGCCCGCAGGGCGGTCGCCTCCCGGCGGGCGGCCCGGGCCTGCTGCACGAGGCGCTTGGCGGGGTTCGGCCAGTCGGCGGCCTCGGCGGCGAGCGACCAGAACTCAGCGGCGGCGTCGAGGCGCTTGGCGACCCGGCGCAGGTAGGCCGCGAGCGGCTTCTTGCCCCGGACGGTCATGCTACCTCGAGCGGGGCGAGGCCCTCGGGGCGGCGGGCGAGCGCCTGCCGGTGAAGCGCGGCGGCGGCGGCCGGGTCGATCAGCGGGTACCAGTTCGGCCCGATCGCCACGAACGCCCGCAGCCGGGCGACGGTCGGGGCGACGATGCCGCCGGATCCGCCGATCTCGTAGGCCCACAGGAACAGCGAGTCGGGCCCGAGGGAGACCTTGCCGGCCCGGCCGGGGCCGAACATGGCGATCGTGTAGGCGTTGCCGGGTTCGGCAACGTCGACGAGGCCGAGGTCGCCCGACTGCACCAGCCAGCCGCCCGAGCCGATCGACGGCGGCCAGGCCGGCGGCTGGTCCTTGATGAAGACGACGCCGGCGGCGGTCGGGTCGCCCTTCTCCTGCCGGTACTGCCCGAGGTGGTCGCGGGCGATCGCCGGGGGCGGCGGGGGGTAGGGGAGCTCCATGCGGAAAAAACTCATAGATGGCATCTCTGATGGTTGGTGCGCGGCCGCTGCCTCCCGCCCGGCCGCCGCGCGTCGACCGGGTCTCGAACCTCTCGCGCGAAGGCCGCCCGCGGCGCTAGCCTGCGCCGGCCATGGCAACCAGAACCTTCGCACCCCAGAACATCTCCCTCATCGTCGTCGACGAGTCCGCCGTCGACGTCGCCTCCCCCGGCCAGCTCAAGCTCGACCTGCGCCCCTCGGTCAGCGGCGGCGCCAAGACCGACCTCTCCAACGTCAGCGCGCAGACCCTCACGCTCGGCGACGGCACCAGCTCGCCGGCCCTCAACCTCGTCAAGAGCGACGGCGGCACCGGCAAGCTGTCGATCAAGGTCAGCGCGACCGAGCGCGCCCGGTTCGGCCTCACCTCCGGCGAGGCGCTCGAGCTCGTGCAGAACGATTCGGACGGGGCCGAGGTCGGCAAGCTGTCGTTCAACGCGACGACCGGCGCCCTCACCAGCACCAACGGGCTGACGATCTCCTCCGGCGGCCTGACCGTCACCGCGGGCGGGCTGACGGTCAGCGCCGGCAAGGTCCGTCTCGGCCTGACCGAGTACGCCAACAACGCGGCAGCTATCGGCGGCGGCCTCGTCGCCGGCGACAGCTACATCCTGGCGGCGACCAAGGCCGTCACCGTCGTCGTCTGACCTTTCGGTCATACCGCGGGCTCGCCCGCATGTTCAGGCGCCGGCGACGGCGCCTGTTCTTTTTGGGGCGCGACCCACACGTCCTGCCCGCGCAAGAACCCCGCCGACTGCGTCGACAGCAGGCACGCCTTCGCCGCGAGGCCGATCGCCGTCGCGGTGCGCTTCGGGATCATGTTGCCGATCCACTCGATGATCCCGGCCTGCTTCTTCGAGCTCGACCGCGGCCCCTCGACGACGAAATCCTCGTCGCCGTCCTGCAGCGAGAACAACTCGCGCGGTGGTTACTCATGACGCCGCAGCCGTGCTCGACGAGCACCACGGATTCAGCGTCGACACGGGCCGCCAGCGCGGCGCGGCGCCAGTAGTAGACCCACGCGGCGGCGCGGGCGTCGGCCTCCTCCCGCTCCTGAGGTCCATAGTTGCGGTCCTCGTCGCCCCACCACCACACGTCATCGCCGGCAAGCGCGTCGAGCCACACAACCATCCCCGGCGGGTCGTGCTCGCGCTCGTAGTGGTCCCACGCGGCGGCGATGGCGTTCGCCTCATCATCGAACGAATCGGCCTCGCGGATGAGCTGGCCGTGCTTGTCAGCCACCCACACACCGCAACTTGGCGTCAGCGTGTACCCCGGCGGCGGCTGCGTCCTGTCGAGCCGCGCAACTTGTGAGCGTTCCTTACATGTTCGTCTCATCGTCCGGCCTCCTCGTCGAGCTTGCGGATCAAGGCGTCGGGCGTCAGCCCGATCCCGATCACCCCGGCGACGTACATCTCGCGGGCGTTGAGCCCGAGCCACGTCGCCGTCATCCGGCCATCGCCCTTGCGCATGACCACGCGGGCGACGAGCAGCCCGGACTCGTCGGGCCAGAATGCGACGCCGGCGAGCCGCCGCAGGACGCTCGACGGTTTCGTGATGCGTCGCATCGTCTCCTCGTAGTAGCGCGCCATGAGCTTGTCCGGCGTCGCGTGCGGCGGCCCCAGCGGGCCCGAGCGCAGTTCGATCGACTCCTTCCCGGGGTGGATATCCAGGTAGCGCGCCGCGCGGGGGCGCGGCATCCCGACGAGGCCGTGCTCCTTGAGCACCGCCTCGTCGCCTTGTGTGATCTGCTCTTTCATTCAGGTCTCCTCAAGCTGTGAACTTCGGGTACGGCTGCACCTTGAGGCGCTGCGCCTCGAGGTGTTTCGGCAGCGTCCGCGACGCGGCCTTGTTGAGCGCCCAGAGGTAGCGGTGGTTGCCTCCGTGGCGCAGCGGGCGGGTGACGGCGGCGACGGCATGACCGAGCCACGCCCGCAGGATGTCGCCTGGCTCGAACAGGCTCGGGGTGTCGTCGCAGTGCTCCTTGAAGCGGGCGAAGCGGTTCATGGCGCGTGCGCCTCCCCGAGCTGCGGGACGAGATCGACGCGCACCGCGGCCCAGAGCTCGGCGCGACAGCGGGGGCAGGCGAGGACCATCTCGGGCTCGCCTGCGTCGATCTCGATCAGGTGGCGGGCCGGGTCGGCGATCCGGGGCGTGCGCCAGGACCAGCGGTAGACCTCGAGCTCGCCCTGGTGCCGTTCGCACTCCTCGGTCTCGTAGGGACCGAGGCAGCGGAGCGGGGCCTCTTCGCGCATCCGCACCCGATCCTCGTCGGACCAGCCGGTCGCCAGGCTCGGGTCGATCTTCTGCAGCGCGCGGCGCCCGACCGGCGTCAGCACGCCGATCGGCTCGGTCACGACCCGGCCGTGGGCCTTGGCGCGCACCGTGACCGGCAACAGCCAGCGGTTGCGGAACAGCGCGTCGACGGTCGTCGAGCGCGGCGGGCGGCCGGAGTCGAGCAGCAGGCCACGGCTCCACGGGCGGCCGGTGCGGACCAGGTGCTCGAGCAGCGCGGCCTGGACGTTGGTGGGGGTCGGCGTCGGGACGGTGAACTTCATCGGGCTCCTCTCAGGCTGCGCGGTGCTGGGCGAGCAGTTCGCCGCGGCGGTCGACGTAGATCGGGGTCAGGCGCTCGTCCTCGGCCGGCGCGCCGGCGGCCGCCATGCAGGCCCGCAGCTCGCGGGCCCACACGAGGATCTGGTCCAGGTCGCCGGGCCGGCCGCGGCCGGCCTCGCGCGCGTCCTCGAGGTCGACGATGTCGGCGGCGTAGGCCAGGGCGCGGAGCGCCCACCAGGCGCGCGACTTGTACGCGTGGCTGTCCATCTGGTCATGTCCTTTCGGCCGGCGCGAGCCGGGTCGAGCTCGAAGAAGCAGGCCCCCCCAGGGTCCGGCGCAACTCCGCGGACCAGCGCACCGCCAACTCGCGCGCCCAGACCTCCGACGCCATGCCCTCGCGCAGCGCCAGCTCGGCCGCGGCGCGCCCGGCCTCGAAGGTGTCGACGACCGCGTGCCCGCGCAGGTCGGTCGTCGCGGCCGACACGTGCCAGCCCTCCGCGCGGCGCTCGACCAGCGCGGCCGGCTCGCCGGCGCGCAGCAGCGCCCACATGGGCCGGTCCTCGCGGCGGATGTCGTTCGGCGAGCGGTGCCACCCATCGGGCAAGATCGGCGAGGCCATGCGCGGCATAATAGCTATCCAGTTTTTCAGGTCAACCGCGTTTTTTCCGTGCTAGGTTGCCCCGGTGTTCCGCCCGCTGCCTGACCTCGAGCGCCACGCTGCGCCCTGCACCTGGAACGACTACGCCACGGGGATCGCCGTTGGGCTGGCGATCTTCCCGTGGCTCGTCCTGGCCGCGGCGGTGTGGCTGGCGCGGCTTTAGCCCGGGGAGGCGAGGTCGCCCTCGTGCTCGGGCGCGGGCTCGCCCTCGAACACCTGCGAGCATCGCCCGTAGTACCCGGTCGCCTTGACCGATGCCTCGTCGTTCGGCTCGCAGCCGGTTCCCTCCGGACAGGTCCACCCCGGCCGGCAGCCGAGCACGCACACGCCCTGGTCGCAGCGGGGCACCGCGTTGACGTCGGGGTCGACCGAGGCGGCGCAGTCGGTGTGGACGCTGCAGTGCTGCGTGCAGACCATCGTGCCCTGGCCCCCCTCGGCCGAGGGCGCGTCGCAGATCCACGGCTTCGCCTGCCCGTAGTTCTTCCACTCGTATTTCATCGGGCAGATGTCCTTGGGATCGCCGCACGGCTGGTATGGGTCGCAGCCGAGCAGATGAGTGATGGCCGCGAGGCCGGCGAGAGTGATGGCGATCGCTCGTGCGGTTCTGCGCATAGGGCCTATCCTGATCTTCTCGGAACCGCGGGCAAGACCCGCGTTCGAGTTCTCTGCTCAGAAGTGCCCAGGCGCCCGCCGCGCGATCACGGCTGCGGCACGTCGCAGTTGCGGCAGAACGGCCCCGGCTCGGTGAACTCTCCGAACGGAACAAGGTTGTTCGGACATGTCGTTAGAACCACTCGATTCGAGCCGCATCCCTCGTTTGGACACGGTCCGATGGCCGTAATCTCCGCCTGCGCTGCCGCGTACACCTGTCCGGGATCGGAGAGGTCCACACCCCCCGTCTGCCACTTCTCGGCGAAGTGCTGGCCGATGAAGCGGGCCGCCTGAACGGCAGCGATCTCTGCGTACTCGGGACCGGCGTAGTTGTCCTCCGGGTAGACCATGGCGACCGAGTCGATGAGCGCCTGTCGGGTGTAGGTGAACTGGAGCATGATCAGATCCAATCGCTGTTGCGGATGGTCTCGAGCGCGACGAGGCTTCGGAAGCGCGCCCAGACGCTGTTTGCGGCGATGCGGGCGATCGTCACCGTGACGGTCGTCACCCCCGTCGCCTTGCCCTGCCACGACCAGCACGCCTTGACGAGATCGGTGTCGCTGGCGCCGGCCGAGATGTAGATGTCGCGCTGGTACTGCGGCGCGCCGTCGAAGGCGACCGTCACCGTGACGTCGCCGGCGACGCCGGTCCACCCGAGGTTCATCGAACACACGACCCACGCCGACTCGTTCGCCCCGAGGTTGATCGCCTTGGTGATCGCGGTCGTGGGGAAGGCAGCGTTCGTGTTCGTCACCTGCCCCGTGACGTTGTACAGGGCCGGCTTGAGCCCGCTCGGCCCGTCCCAGAGGTAGTGCCGCTCGGGGACGTTCTTGCGCTCGCAGTAGAAGCGCTCGGCGCTGCGGTCGTACCCGAACCCGCCCTCGGTGATGTTCGAGGGCCCGCCGTTCGATCCGTCGAGCACCAGCGGCGCCCGCACGCTCGAGTTGACCTTCGGCGTCAGGCGCAACATGTGCCCGTTGCCGACACCGCCCGCCGAGATCTGCAGCCCGTCCCCCGTCCCCGTCTGTTGGATGAACGCCGCGCCGACCCCGAGATTTTACGACCCCGAGATGAAGATCCCGCGGTTGGCGGCGTTCGGGTACAGGATGATGCTGTCCTGCCCGTTGCCGAGGATGTAGATCCCGCCCGTGCAGGTCGCCCCGGGAGTCATCTGGATCCCGTAGTTGTTCGCGTTCGGCGAGAGCTCGATGTCGGCGGCGGCGTTCTGGCCGGCGAACCGCGCTCCGGGGCCGCCGCCGGAGCCGCCGAGCCCGCGCACGCCGGGGCCCGTGTTGCCGCCGAACCCGCGCGCGCCCGCCCCGGACCCGCTGCCGTAGTTCCAGCTCCCGTCGCTGTTGCCGCCGGCGTCGAAGCGCCCGCCCGGACCGAGGCCCGTGTTCTCGCCCCGGACGCCGGCGTGGCTGCTCGCGCCCGACTGTCCGAGCACGCCCGCGTTGTTGCCGAAGGCGCGCCCCCTGACGCCGTAGAGGTCGGTCGCCGCGTCCGGGTACCCCTCGAACTGTTGGGCGTACACCACCCCGTTCGAGTCGCGCTCGACGATCGAAGGGTCGCTGATCGGCGAGCTCGTGCCGTCCGAGACCCAGATGAGGTACTGTGTCCACAGGTTCCAGGTGTGGTTGAGTTCCTCGGCGGTCGGCGCGAACACGTCACCGGGGATCAGACCCGCCGCGACGACGCCGGCGCCGGGCGACACCTTCGTCGCGCTGCCTGGGTAGTCGCCGACGAGGTGAACGAGGTTGGTCGCCCACTCGAGGGGCACGACGATCGGCTTGGACATGGGTGGGTCTCCTGGGGGTTAGAGCTTGATCGCGTGGCACCAGCCGGCCTGATCGGTCGCGGGGCCGTGGCTGCTCCCGAACCACCCGTCCTGCTTGACAGGGCCGTGGCTCGAGTAGAACGAGATGCAGGTGTCGTCGTGGACGCTCAGGACCGTGTTGACGCCGGCCGCGGGCAGGACCCCCTTGAGCAGCACTTCGAGCAGCGTCCCCTCCTGCGGCGTGATGCCCTGCATGTAGACCCGCACCGCCGCCGGGAACCACTCGACGATCGGGATCGGCGGCTGCGAGGCGAGGATCGCCCGAAGGAGCTGCGCGAAGTCCTCGAGGGTGCCCGCGCTGATCGATGAGCGCGCCCGGACGATCAGCGCGACGATGTAGTCGGCGTCGCTGAGGCCGCCGAGCTCCTCTCGAGTCACGTCGAGCATCGCCCCGATGTCGTCGAGCATCAGCCCGAAGCCGTCGACGACGTTGTGCTTGGTCGCCAGCTCGAGCAGGTCCTCGCCCTCGTTCGCGGGCGCGACGAAGAACTTTTCGAGGATCGCGCGGACGTTGGGGCTGTTCTGGAACTGCGTCCAGATGTCCTCGAGGATCGCGGTGTGGTCGTAGGGGATCGTCATACGAGGTTCACGATGATCCGCGAGCTGTCGAACAGCGGCAGCTCGGTGCTGGAGACGACGAGGTCGGCGGCGAACAGCGGCGGCAGCGGATCGAGCTCGTTCAAGGTGTAGTTCATGGTGATCGTCGCGGCCTTGATGCCGGGGATTGTGTTGATCGGCGTGCCGAGGGCGAACCGCTCGACGTCGTCGCCGATCGAGATGTTGATGTCGCCCCACAGGGCCACCGCGGCGGCGATGGTCGCCAGCGGATCGCCCGAGCTCGGGTACTTCTCGCCGGCCGACACGTCGATCTGGATCCACATGTAGAGGCTGGTCGGCCGCTGGTAGTAGATGGTGATGAGGTTGCCTTCGCTGTCCTCGATCACCTCGTTGTAGAAGCCGTAGGTCTGGATCCCCGCGGCCTTCTTTTTGTAGATGGTCTCGCAGATCTCGACCGAGTCGCCGCCGAGCACCGTCACCCGGATCGAGTGCGCCGGCAGGCCCTCGCCGTCGACAACGTCGTCGGGGTTCTCGCGCACCGCGACGTAGGTGACGCCGTCGAGCTGCGCGACCGCGTCGCGGATCGCCTGAGCCGAGGCCGAGCCCTTGGACTGGAGCTGGTCCCGGTGGCGCGCGCGGTAGGCCGCGTCGGTCTCGGCGTTGCGGCCGAGGTCGGCGTCGCTGGTGTTTGTGACCCCGTCCCACCCCGTCACCTGCGTCTCGATGACGTTGAGGGTGCCGGCGAAGGCCGTCCGCGGCCCCGTCTGCTCGGCGACGCAGTCGACCCGCTTCGCGCTGTACGCTTCGACGTCTCCGAACCCGCCGCCGTTCGACGCCGACAGCGTGAACGGGCCGAGGCCGTTGTCCTCGATCACGAGCAGCGCGTCGCCGTTGGGGTCGTCGCCGGGCTGGAACACCGCGACCTGAACGCCGCCGAGATCGATCGCCGCCTTGATCCCAAGGGCGATGTCCGTCTTGGTGTCGACGAGGCCCGCGACGTAGCTGTAGGGCGTTCCGGCGATCGTGACGGACGGGGCGTCACCGGGGCTGATCCCGTCGCCGATCCGGACGACGTAAATGCTGTCGTCGTCGCCGATGGTGACGCCCGCCGTCGTCAAAAACTTGTCCTTGGAGACCTCGACCGACGCGATCGCGCCGGCGTTGACGATCGTCGCGTCGGTCCCGTAGAGGACCGCCGACACCGTCGACGACGAGGCCGCCAGCCGCGGGAAGGCGAACAAGCTCAGGATCTTCTCGAGCGCGACGCCCGGCGCGGCCGCGAACCACCCGGCGTTCGCCGCCCCGGCGCCGCCCTCGAAGTACGTCACCGCGATCCGCGTGGCGAAGTCGATCAGCTTGCCGTTGATGCTCGACGCCTCGACGGTGCTGTTTGCGCCAAAAAGCTCCTTCCACTCGGACGCGAGCCAGGCGCGGATCTTCTCCTGCGTCGGCGCGACGTAGCCCTCGGCGGTCAGTCCATAGGTCGGTGGGGTCGCCATGTGCTCAAGCCTCCTGGCCGATCTCGATCGGGCCGAACTCCGCGCGGATCAGGTCGTCGAGCTCGGTCAGCGACGCGATGAAGGTCCCGCGGACCTTGAGCTTGGCCGGCTCGTCGCTGGTGATGACGAGGGTCGCGTCGGTCACGCCCGGCGTGCCGAGGGCCTCGCGCCGCAGCTCGCCGAGCACGGCGTCGCGGTCCTCGGCCGGTAACACGACCTCGCCGTAGGCGACGCCGCCGGTCGCGTCGTAGAAGCGCTCGCCCCGCCATGTCTTGAGGCGGGTCTCGAGGTGCTGCCTGCTCTCGTCGAGGCCCGAGACCTCGGAGAGTTGGCCGTTCGTGATGTCGAGGTCTCCCCCGGACAGCTTGAGCTGGCTCATTCGACCTCCACGATGCTGCTCGCGCTGCTGATGGACCCGATCGTGCTGCCGACGTAGGGCGTGACCGACCCGGGGGCGAGCCCGTTGAGTCCGACCGTCACCTGCTTCATCCACGTGCCCATCAGGTCCGATCGACTCACCGTGTCGTTGAGGCGGGCGGCGCCGCGGGTCGCGTTGATGCCGATCTTGATCCCGTTGTCCGCGCGGATCTCGAGCTTGGCCTCGAGGCGCTTGAAGCGGAGCGAGATCTCGAGGATCGACGACGGGCCCGCCTTCGTGTGCCCGAGGAACAGCTCGCCCGCGGCGGCGGCGGTCGTCTTGCGGACGCTGAACGGGAGGGCGACGGCAAGGCCGCGGTCGTGCCGGCGGGGCGACGCCGGGTCGCTGAGCTTGCCGCTCGTGAGGTAGTTGGTGTGGTCGCGCTCGAGCGGAATCGACAGCACCGGGTCGTTCGCGTCGAAGCAGGTGGACAGCTCGAAGCCGCCGCCGCCGAGCGTCATCACCGGCGCGTCGGGGGTCGGCGACTGATCGACCGTCTGCCCGTCCGGCGCCCGATGGCGCACGACCGGCTGCTGCGTGCCCTTGGTCCACGGCGCCGCGACCTTCGTCAAGAACGCAATCGCCGGGCCGCGGATCGCCTCGGCGATCCGGTCCTCGAGCGTCTTGACGTTCTTGACGAGGGTCTTTTCGGTCACAGGAAGTCCAGGCCGAGGCCGAGGGGATCGATCGGGACGAAGTCGACGATCGAGTGAAACGCGCCGCCGTGGGTGTCGCCGGTGTGCTGCACGCGCCGGGCGATGTATGGCCCCGCGAACCCGGTCTTGTCGAGGGTGACGCGGATCCCCGGCCGCACCGACTTGTTGAGCAAGAACGTCCCGCGCCAAGACGCGCCGCCGAGGTCCTCGACCTTGAGCGGCCGCCCGAGGTCGACAACCTCGCCGCCCTCGGCACCCGCAACGGCGCCACACTCCCGGCGCTACTGCGCCAGGCGTTCTCCGGGGAAACCCTCGGCTTCGCCTACGCCGATGACACCAAGCGCGCCTTTGTGCCCGGTGGTGAGTACCGGCTCACCATGCTTGTGGGTGTGCAGCCCGAGCGGGCCGCCGCACTGCTCGATGACGCTGCCGGGGGCACTCCGCAACGCTTCGCGTGGCTGCCAGTCACCGACTCGCGCATCAGCCGCACCAATCGGCCGGCCAGATCGGAGCCGCACCCCATCGCCAGTTTCGACTGCTGGCGCTCCACATCGGTGTTCGAGGTGTGTGAGCGGGCGCGCGAGGAGATCGAGGTGGCGGCCGAGGCTCGGGCTCAGGGGCTTGTCGACGCCCTCGACGGTCACGCACTGTTCGTTCGGCTGAAGATGGCCGCGGCTCTGGCTGTCATCGACAGCCGGGTCAGTGTCACCGACGAGGACTGGCGGCTGTCGGGGATTCTGATGGCCGTCTCCGACGCCACGCGCCAGTCGTGCGTCAATGCCCTGAGGGCGGCCCAGGAGCGCGCCAATGAGGCCCGTGGGCGCTCTGAGGGTGTGCGTATGGAGGTGTCGGCCGAAGCTGCCCACACGCGGCGCCTGGACCGCATAGCGGGTGTCCTGGTGCGGGCTGTCGTCAAACATGGGGCGACCAGCAAGGCCGATCTGCGTAGTCACCGGGTCGCATCCCGGGACCGCGACCTATTCGATGAGGCGCTGGCCCTCGCCGTCGAGTGTG